AAAACGAGAAACGCAGAGGCAGCGCCAACGCAAAACATCGCAAGCAGATACAACTGTTCCATGGACGGGGAACCCTCAAAAAAAAAGGGGCCCGGAGGCCCCAGATCAGCGTGTTACTTGATCATCCCGAGCAACTTGCGTGCACCCATGCGGGCGACGAGAGCCAGAGCGATAACAGCGGCGATGGAGCCGATGCCAGTAACGACGTCGGTGACGCTAACAGCAGAGACGATTGCATCCATGGTCTGAACCTCATTTGATCATCGAAAGAAGTGCGCGAGCAGCCCAGCCAACAGCCCAGCAGGTGCCCACAATTACGAACCCCGCCGAAAACGCATCCGCCATTTGCGACGGGTCGAGCGCCTCGACGGTGAACGGTTCGGGAACGGGAACGAGTACCCACGCCCCTGAACACAATGGCGCACCGTCGGTGGCGACGAGAACGTCACCATCACAACGCAGAACGCCGGAACTCATGACCGCGCCCAATCACGCACGACGACGCAGACGACGAAACAGACGCCGACCCAGATCGCAAGATTGATGGTCGCGGCCCACATCACGACGCGGCCTTAACGGCTGCCGCCACCGGGACCAGCACGGGGCGAACCTCGAGGCTGCCGTAACGAGACGGGTAGAACGACTCGTCATCGAGTTCATAAACGCCGACCGGGTACGGGCGAGCATCCTCGTCGAGCGTAATTTTGATTTTGTCGGGATAGCGAGAGCCTGCCTTGAACAGGAGCGCCTGCTGCTCGCGGATGTTGTATTCACGGCCGGTACGTTCGGATTTACCCGACCGCTCCTTGATCTGCGTGGACTCGATTTCAATTCGTGGCATTGTGGAAAACCTCACATGTGAATTTTGAGCAGAGTAGAAATTGCAACGGGGCGAAAAGTAGAACGCCCCGAAACGAAGTGTCAACTCTTTTTTTACACTTGTGAACTTTTCGTGTGATCCCGGTCAAAAAATCGCCCACACTGAACAGAGTTCAGCAGAGGGGGGCCCATGAAATCACTGAAACTCGACGACGATGATCTGCACCGGCGATTCAAATTGGCATGCGTTGCCACGGGCACGCCAATGATGACAGCAGTTCATCAAATGGTGACCGCGTGGGTTGCTGACGTGGAACGACGAATACCCGATATCCGTGCAGAATCACCCGCCAGCACGGGTCGCGGTGCTCGCCGGTCGCCCGGCAGACCCAGCCGCCACCAGACGATCGCCGCCAACGGTCAGCAGGAAATCCCCAACGACGCACCGTGACCGGGAGGTTCCACCACGCACGTTCGAGACGGTGAGCCATGGACAGGCCGCCGACGCCGTAAAGCCGAGCCCCTTTCGGCATCACATCGTCCGTCCCTTTCGACGCATATTTGGCCAGATATCCCACCGCGTTCCGTGCACGTTCGGTGCGAGTCATGCCGTGTGGCCACCAGCCGCGACGATCCGCTTTCGGCATGGAGAGGCCACGGCCGGCAGGGTGCCAGAACAGGCAATGGTAATGCGGGCGCCCCGCTTTGGTGAGCTCCAGAACCCAGACGTAACGGACCACATGCCCCTTGCGCTTGTACCACTGCCGCACGCGCCGGATGTACTCGGAAACATGCTCAGGCTGCCAGTCGACACCGGGCCGATAGGTCAGCGTGACCATGAGCGCGTGGTGCTGGCGATTTTGCATCGCCCTGGAGTGCATGCGAGCCGTCGTGATCACGTTTTTTTTCAGGCGGCGCAGGCGCATAGCCTGTTGGTCAATCTCGATGGCGTTTTCGTCGACCGGCCACGTTTTGGTCGGAATGCTGCAGCCCCACTCATGCGGCTGCGGCACTCCGGTTTCACAGCTCGGCCGCTGGCAGATCGTGGGCGTTTTTTTAACGGGCGTTCCAGTTGTTTTTATATGGACAAGCCCGCGCCCTTCGGGCGCTTGCGCCGCTTCGCGGCTGATCGCGTCAGCCCGACGATTGGCAACATATTGGCGGAGCTGATCGCGCGACAGGAAATCGAGCGGGGAAAGCGGGGGAATGTACGACACAGGTGCGGGTTCCGTTGCAAGTGGCACTTGCGCCGTCCGCCGTTCCTATCTATCCTGCGTCTTGTCTAGAGAGCGCGCTATCTGCTGGGAACGGGGTGGCGCGTTTTTTTTCGTCCCGAGAAAACTACTCGCGCGGAGTAGAAAAGGCAACACAAAGGCGAAAAGCGCCTCCGGCGGGTCTCGCTTGCGACGCGGCGGGAGCGCAGGGGGAAAGGCGTCCCCTGCTCTCCCTAGCGGAGGTTAAGCGGGTCGGGGAGGGTCAAGGGTCGCTACGCTCTGATCCTCACCCGGTCCACCGACGATAAAGCGTGTCGGTGGCTGCGGCCTCCGGTCAGCCCCTTGACTCGACGAGAGATCAAGCGGGGATGAACGCAGAAGAAGAAGCGTGAGAATACGCAACTCCGTGGAAACTCTCAGCCAATCCGAATGTATGAGCATTAGCGACCCTCATATCGCATTAGAGCACTCCGGGCGGGGCAGGGTTTACCGGAGCGGAGGACGGCGGTGCGCTATGGTTGCCAGTGCTGCCGACGTTGGTCGCTCCGCTCGCAACGCTGGCAGTCCTGGCAACCAGTTGCGTTCCGTCAGATGCCCAACCCGTTGATGACCCGTTTCCCGTCCAGGGTGTGACCAGTTGGCCGTCGATCTCGCACGTCCAATTGATCCCGTCCTGATACTGGTCGCAGTCGGTCGTGGCGACGTATCGCAGGGCACCGTAAACAGACCTCAAAATTACCTGATCGCCCATGGCGTGAGCGTCTGGCACATCACGCTGAATGGAACCGACAACGCGCCAGATGCCAGACTCGACCGGCCCGCGAGGAACCTCAACGACCTGAACCGCTGGCTGCGGTATCGGCTGGGCCGATGGCGGTGGTGGGTTTACCAACTCCGATTCGTGAGACGACGCCGCCGACGCCTTGTCAGCAACGCCAATGCCTGAACTGAACAGGCCCGAGATATACCACAGCAACAACGGGATCAGCAGGACAGGTGCGACCATCGAAAAAATGATGAACGGCGACCGCCAAATGTTCGCTCGTTTGTCCGCCCGAGATTCGTCACCCACGTCGCCGGTCTGAGATTTGGTGCTGCTGCGGTAATAGCGGTAAACCGACTCTTCGTATTGATCAAACGTAGAGCGGATCAGCTGCGCAGCCGGGGGTTTCTGCCCCGTGACAGCCCCCTGATAAACGTCAACCCGGAAACGGTTTTTGGCACCCACGGCGTCGAGTTTCGTCGTGCGATATGTCATCGCCACCAGCTGCCGGGCGAAACTGGCGATCTGAGCCAAATCCTGCGTCACGAGCACCACGCGAGTGGTTTTGCCGTTCTCGTCAACCAAGTGGCCGTGCTCTGCCAAAAATTCCTTATCTTCGAACGGAACGGCATTCGCCTTCATGCCAGCCGGCCAGCGTCGCCAGAGTTCGTCCAGAACGACAACAGCCCCGTGCGGCATTTTCTGGAAAAGCTCTTTATCAGTGAACCAGTCCGACCCGAGCTGGTGGCACTGGTCCGGAAACTCGCCGGTGAGAACGTCCGTCAACGGAATGTTGGTGTACACATGGCGACCCTCGCGCAGCGATGGCAACACCACGTTTTTGATGACCGAATACGATTTGCCGCTACGCGGCAGGCCGGTATATGCGTCGATCGCCATACGTCACCCAATCAGCGGAATACGGCGGATGACAAACCGCAGTCCGTAGGCGGCGAGAATCATCGCAACACCCTCAGCGACCGCGAATTTGTCAGCGAAAAACAACACGCTCGACGGTATAGAGGCAAACGCCGACTGCGCCGTCGAAACGAAATCAGGCACAGGGATCGCCTCGACGATGGACGCCAAACCGTCTAGCAGTTCAGCCCAGAGCTTGCGCGGCACCCAGAGCAGCAGGTCGGCCAGCCATTTTGCGAAATCAGACAGCATTTCACCCACGTCACACCCCCATTACGCAGACATCAGAACGCGCACAGCCGCGAGCGCCCAGACGGCGAGAAACACGCCGCGCAGGTTGTCGAGCACCGACGCGAGATCGCAAAACGAATCCATAGAGATCGTGCCAATGGCCGTTTGAGCGCTCGGGAATGAACATGACCCGCCGCCCGGAACACTGATGCCAGAGACGCCCGAAACGATTGGAGCGGATTCGAGCCGCGTCATAAACTCCTGAGCGGATTCGCCAAATCCCCCCACCTCGTCGCCGGCCTCGGGCGGAACGAACCCCGGTTCGTCCGGTTCATCCTCAAGCCCATCACCGTCAGAGTCCGTTTTGCCAGTACCTGCGCATTTTGGGCCGGTACAGGTGCTGGACTGGCCTGTCGTTTCGCCGGCAGCGTTTTTGTCCGTGCGGTTGACAGTAACCGTGGTCGTGGTCGTGCACGAGTTCGCCCCCGTGCAAATTGTTTGCGTGTGGGTGTCGGTTTTCGTGGTGGTCGTGCCACCCGTAGCGTTCGGTTTCGTTTCGATTTTGGTGTCGATCTGAATGCCGTTCGACGTTGGCGCACGACCGTAGCAATCGAATTTGCCGTTGACTGTTCCGCACGATTGCTGACCCGGTTCTGCCGTCCATTTTGTTGCCGAACAGACCATGCGGCCCTCGCCGTCCTCAACGTAATTGCACGGCTGCTCTTCTTTCTGGACGGGCGCGGGTTCTGGATCGCAGTTTTCGCCCGGAGGGCAAATGCCCTCTTCGGAGCCGTCCTGCCCCTTGATCACCAGCGGCGACGAATCGCCCGCGACCTCCCCGTTGAACGAAACAGCGACGCGGCACCGATTGCTGCTCGATTGCATGCACAAACCGTTCTGGCAGCGCTGAGGGGCCATTTCGCAATGTTCAACCGTCACCACCTGACCGGCACAGCCGCCGACGTCCATTGGAGGGGGTGTTTGCGGGTTGCCGTCCGAATCGAAATCGACGCGCACGTCGGTGAACCCCGACGTATTGGCGAGCGCACGGCACTGACTGGGCAGATCGGCCCGCGCGTAATCGACGCACTGCCCTGATGCGTCACGAATGAATCCGAACCCCGTCAGCGGCGTTTGACCCTCAATTTCGCAGGCCTCGCCGTTTGGCTCGCTAGTAACCGGGCACCCACCGGTTTGCTCGTCGTATGTGGTTCCTGCAGGACAGCCGTCACCCCAGCGATACAGCGGGACGTAGGTGTAATAGGGTTCCCACAAATTGGTGTTGGAGGTGTGTTTGATGTCGCACTGGAAATACGACGGGTTCGACGAGCCGGGATCATCGGAAAAACCATCGAGTGTCGCGGTCTCATATTTGCCGACTACGGGCGCAGGATAGGCGGCGCGGCACGCCTCCATTGCGGACGGGAACTGACCACTAACACCCTGGACCTGCCAGTAGTAGTCCACAGCGAATACAGGCGCGGCCATAAACGTGAGCAACAGCAGAGCGAACCGCATGGTCACCACCCACTGAAAACGAGAAACGCAGAGGCAGCGCCAACGCAAAACATCGCAAGCAGATACAACTGTTCCATGGACGGGGAACCCTCAAAAAAAAAGGGGCCCGGAGGCCCCAGATCAGCGTGTTACTTGATCATCC